CCGCCCCGGCCGCGGTCGCCGCGCCGGCGGCCGACACCGTCGAACAGCTCGCCGAACTCCAGGCGCAGCAGTACACCTCCGGTGGCGCGCAGTCCCTCAACGCGGCCCTGGCCGACATCACCAACTCCGACCTGCCGATCTTCCAGCGCCCCGCCGGCGCGATCCCGCAGCAGTTGTGGGCGAACACCGGCTACACCCGCCGGTTCGTGCCGCTGCTCACCGCCCGCCCGCTGACGTCGATGACGTTCGGCGGCTGGGAGTTCACCCAGGGCCCCGAGGTTGGCGACTGGGCCGGTGACAAGACCGAGATCCCCACGAATGAGGTGGCGACCCGGGAGATCACCGGCACCGCGGCGCGGATCGCCGGCGGCTGGGACATCGACCGCAAGTACCGCGACTTCGGTGACTCCGCGTTCTGGTCGGCGTTCTACGCGGCGCAGACCGAGTCCTACGCCCGCAAGTCCGACGCGAAGGCCGCCGCAGCGCTGATCGCCGCCCGCCAGTCGGTGACCGGCACCGCCCCGGTGACCGGCTACACCCGGCCCGCCGGCTACGGCACCCCCGTTGAGCAGGCCGACATCCTGCGGGCGGTCGCGTTCGGCACCGCCTACCTCGAGGACACCCCCCTGGTGGAGGCCGGCCCCGACTACGTGCTGATGAACACCCAGGACTGGCTGTCCCTGCTGGACATGACCAACCTGGACCTGCCGTCGTTCCTCGCCCTGATGGGTGTCCAGCCCGGTTCCTTCCAGCGATCCAACCTGGTCCCGCAGGGTGAGGTGATCCTCGGTGTCCGCCGGGCGGTCGAGTGGTACGAGCTGCCCGGTGCCGCCCCGATCCGGGTGGAGGCCCTCGACGTCGCCCGCGGCGGCATCGACAGCGCCGTGTACGGCTACTGGGGGACCCTGCACGTGCGCCCCGGTGGGGTCATCTCCGTTCCGCTCGCCGCGGGCTCCTGATGACGACGCCGACGTCGCCGCCGGCCGCCACGCCGACGACGGCGTCGGCGGTCGCCGACTGGCTTTCCCGCGAGCACGGCGACACCGCCGGCGCCGAAGCGCTGGCCCCGACGGTGGCCGCCGTGAACCGGTTCGTCCGCCGCATCCACGACCCGGAACCGTCGGGGGAGTGGGCCGCCGACCACGCCCTCGGCGCGACGATGCTGGCCGCCCGGCTGTGGCGCCGCCGCAAGTCCGTCGAAGGTGTGATGGCGCAGTTCAGTGCGGAGGGCCCCGTCTACGTGCAGCGCAACGACCCCGACGTCGCCATGCTGCTGCAGTTGGGTGCCTGGTCCGCGCCGGTGGTCGGCTGATGGCCCTAGCTGTCCGCCCCGCCCTGGATGACCTGCTGGCCGCGCTGCGGGCGGCCGGGTTCCCCGGCTCCCACTACGACCCGGAGCTGGTGAACCCGCCGGCGGCGGTGTGGGTGCAGCCCCGGGCGCTCCGCGACCTGACCCTCACTGGCGGCGCCACCCTCGTCGTGTGGCTGTACCTGCTCACCGAACAGGCCGACGACGACGGCGTCGCCGGTGACCTGGCGAAGCTGGATGACGCCCTGACCGGGGTGCTCGAGCTGCTCGACGCCCTGGAGCTGTCCCTGTCCGACGACGACGGTGACGCCGTCGACATCGCCGCCGCCGTGCTGCTGCCCGGCCGCGCCATGCCCCTGCCCGCCTACCGGCTGGCAGTCGAACTCGAACTGGAGAACTGATCGTGACCAGCCCGCTCCCCGGCACCGTCCGCAAGCTCGGCCCCGGTGTCCTCACCGTGGGTTCCGCCGGCTCCGCCGTGGACTTCTCCCGCCGCGTCAAGTCCGCGAAGGTCACCTGGTCGGTGAAGGCCGAGGACGACGAACCGGTGCTCTCCGGGGACGTCGAGGCGGGGGACCGCACCTACACCGCCACCCTCGAGGCGACCGTCTTCCAGGACGACGGCACCGACGGCGGTCTGGTGGACTTCACCTGGACGCAGAAGGGCATCCAGCACCCGTTCACCTTCACCCCCTACACCGGCGGGAAGTCGGTCACCGGTGAGGTGATCGTGGACCCGCTCGACATCGGCGGGGACGTGGGGAAGAAGAACACCTCGGACATCAAGTGGGGCTGTGTCGGCGAACCCGAGCTGGTGGACGACCTGTCGTGAGCCGCGGGCCCGCGGTCGAGGTGGAGGGGTTGAAGACCCTCCGCCGGACGTTGAAGCGGGCCGGGGTGTCCCTGCAGGATCTGAAGGACGCGCATGCCGAGGTGGCTCAGGTGGTGGTGCGGGCCGCCGCCTCACGGGCCCCGGTCCGCACCGGGAAGCTGGTGGGAACTGACCGCGGCTCGGGCACCGCCACCGCCGCGGTGGTGCGGGCCGGTCGCGCGTCGGTCCCCTACGCGGGGCCGATCCACTGGGGTTGGCCGAAACGCGGCATCAAGGCGCAGCCCTGGCTGTATGACGCCGCCGTCGCCTCGAAGGAGCAGTGGACCGGGAAGTACCTGTCCGCACTGGAAAAGATCATCGACCAAGTAGAAGGAAGGCCGGGACCATGACCAGCCCCATCCGCGCACTCACCGACGCCGACGAGCGTTCAGAACTGAACGCTCCCGACGAGCCGCCCGCCCGCCGACAGCCCGGGGAGGTGTTCGAGTACACCCTGGACGAGTCCGGCGCCGACTGGCAGACGGTGCGGATCACCAACCGGGAACGCATCCACTACGAGCGGACCGCCGCGAAGCGTGAGTGGCCCCGCCCCGACGTCGCCCCGTCCCTGACGATGACGTTCTGCATCTGGTCGGCGGCGCAGCGGGCCGGCCTGACGGCGTTCAACTTCGAGCAGTTCGAGAAGGCCATGCTCGACTGGAACAAGGTGGAGGACGTTCCCGCGGACCCTTCCCGGCGGACAGTCTCACCCGACGTTACGTAGAGCTGTCGATCGCCACTGGCATTCCGTTCGGGGTGCTGGCCGGCGAGGATGACGCCGTGATCGCCACCTATCTCACCATCTTCGACGAGAGGAACGCCGCCCATGAGTAGCAAGAGCGCCGTCCTCGCGTTGAAGATCACCGGTGACGCGAAGGACGGCATCCGGGCGCTGGACGACGCCGACGGGAAGGCCGGGAAGTTCGGCGGCACGATGGGCAAGATGGCTGCCGGCGCCGGGGTGGCGATCGGTGCCATCGCCGTCCTGGGCAAGGCTGCGTTCGATTCGGCGTCGAATCTGGAGCAGCAGGCCGGTGCCGTGGATGCGGTGTTCGGTCAGGGCGCCGCGAAGATGCATGAGTACGCCGCCGCCGCGGCGACCACCGTCGGCCTGGCGAAGTCGGAGTATTCGGAGCTCGCGGCGGTGCTCGGTGCGCAGTTGTCGAACGCAGGGTTCTCCGGCGACAAGCTGACTGGCACCGTGGACGGGCTGGTCACGAAGGGCGCGGACCTGGCGGCGCAGTTCGGCGGGTCTACCGCCGACGCCGTGTCGGCGCTGTCGTCTCTGCTGAAGGGTGAGACGGACCCTATCGAGAAATACGGGGTGTCGATCAAGCAATCCGACATCACCGCCCGTCTCGCCGCCGAAGGCCACGAGAAGCTCGAAGGCGCCGCGTTGAAGAACGCCACCGCCGCCGCGGCGCTGGCGTTGATCAATGATCAGACCACGTCGTCGGTGGGTGCGTTCGCCCGGGAATCGGACACCGCCGCCGGGAAATCCGCGCAGTTGGGCGCGATGTTCGAGAACGCGAAGGCGACCCTCGGAGCCGGGCTGCTGCCGATCTTCGTGAAGGTCGCCGATTTCATCCAGACCACGGTGGCCCCGGTGTTCGACCGGCTCACCGCCGCCGGTGGGCCGCTGTCGCAGATGTTCGCGCAGGCGTCGGCGTTCATCACCGGACAGGTGGTCCCCGCACTTTCGTCACTGTTCAACGAGTTCGGGCCGAAGCTGATCCCGGTGTTCGAGTCCGCCGGCCGGATTCTCACCACGTACCTGATTCCCGCGTTCATGGCGATCTGGGGTGTTATTCAGCAGTACGTCATCCCGATCTTCAAGTCGGTACTTGGGCCGGCACTGGACGGGGTCGCCGCCCTGTGGAAGAAGCTCGAAGAGGCCCTCGAACGGAACTCAGGAAAGTTCTCCGGGCTGCTGGAGAAGGTCAAACCACTCCTGGAGTTCTTGAAGAACACCGTCGCCCCGTTCGTCGGCGGGGTGCTGAAGGACGTGTTCGAGAAGCTCGGCGGTGTCATCGGCAAGGTGGTCGACGCCATCG